GGGCCCCCTTCGTCCGAACCAGTTTCGCGTGAACTGACTCTGTCGAGTCAGACGACGTTCTGCTAGCGCGACGTGGTCTTGCGACCGTTCTCTTTCCGTTTCTCGCGGTGATTCTCAGTAAGGAGGTTGGGATGAACGATACTCAAAAGCGCATGGCTCTACAACATGAGTTCCATGCGTTGCAGCTGATACTCGACCGGAAAGGGATTGATTACTCGCTCCCTGAAGGTCTTGCATTAGATACCATCGAGCTCACTGATCTTCGTCAGATCGTGAACTCGATGAGAGTTATCGCCCGTACGCCTACAACCTGATTACACACGCGAAGGAGCGACCATGACTACTGGCACTATTAGTATCCCATATAACCTTGGGCCGGATTATTTCGGCCGTAAGGCGGGTTACCGATATACTAAGTCATGGAGTGGTAGCGATAGCCCTAGGGACCATAGTAAGGAAAACCCTTATTCGATGTCATATCGCGTTGACCGCGATTACATCGGAACATGGCAGACCTCAACTGGACCTCGATCTGTCGCTATCGGGCAGCTTGTTGGGATGAACGCACCTCCGGCCGATCCTTGGAGTAATAAGGACGAGCTGAAGTTGTTGTCTAATCTCCAGAAAGCTGTTGAAGGGCATACATTTAACGCAGCGGTATTTCTGGGCGAAGCGAAGGAGTCTCTAGAAATGATCACGAACACGGCCAGATCTCTTGCACAAGCGATCTGGTACGTGAAACGTGGAAATTTCGATGCAGCACTCCGACATTTTCGTCTGAAACACCGTCCGCCTCATATGGATGCTTCGAAGACCTTCGCTCATAACTGGTTGCAGTTGAAGTACGGTTGGATGCCGCTCGTCAGCGACGCCCGGGAGGCTGCAATAGCTTTAGCCGCGATTACTAATCGCCCTGCTAAGTTTGCTGTTAATGCCTCTCGGTCGGCGTTTGTCGGGTTGGTCAGTTCCAACTCTATTCGATCTGTAACTGTTACGGTGATGCAACGTAAGCGGTACAAGTACTACCTGACAGAAGACTATAGTCCAATGTCAGGTCTTGGCTTCACCGACCCTTTACCTGTGGCGTGGGAGCTCATACCCTACTCGTTTGTAGTCGACTGGTTTCTACCAGTTGGCTCGTACTTGGAGGGCAGAGCGATCGCTAACCGCTTGAAAGGATCTTACGTCTTGTCTTCCCGACGTCAAGAGAAACATTTCAATCTTAAGGTAGGCACCGGGTATAACATACCCGATGCGAAGTTCTACCAAGATCTGATCTATACTGACATCGGATCCTTCACCCGCACCGTTGGTTCTGGGGGCTTACCGCTCCCAAACTACCCTGAGTTAGTGCCTCTCAAAGAAGCACTAACGTGGTCCAGGGCAATATCGGCAGTATCCCTGCTGGTACAACGGTTCCACGCTCCTGTTTCGAAAGCCATCCGTGAAGCACAGGCTGGCCCAGAAACCGAGTAACATCTACAACAACTACTCTCCTATTTGGAGGTGTAGACCTTTTCACTTTGGGAGTAAAAATGTCTGCGATCGCAGCTATCGTCATCAGTGACGGCCAAGCCACACCGGTGGCACATACGTTTAACCCTGTTGCTTCAGCTCCGAATGCGTTTTATCGTGAGTCGCAGTCCGGCCTCGCCCTTATCGGGCAGGGTCGAATTTCGACTCCGGTCAAGTTCAGTCAGAGCGGCGACGGGGTGAACCGCGTCACGGTGAAGTTGGAATTGCCGGCTCTTGAAACGATCACTGCACAAAATGCGCAAGGTTACACCGCCGCGCCGAAAGTCGCGTATACGAACACTGCGTTCGTTACGTTCCTTCTGCCCGGCCGTGGTACGGCTGCTCAACGCAAGGACCTTCGTGTCCTTCTCACTAACCTTCTGGCTAACGCCCAAGTCGTTGACTTGATCGAGAACCTGAACGTTCAGTATTGATCAACCGACATCTCTCTTGTGGAGGATGCATCATGCGTACGTTGTCTGTGACACGTTTCTTCGAGGGGACTACTCTTAATGAGTCAATCGAAGTCTCGAAAAGGCTTGCTCTTCGAATTGCAAAGGAAGCGGGACCTTACTCCGCGGAGCTTATTCAGGCTCTGGAGGATGGGGATTTTCGCCGCCTTTGTAATTGGGATATTACTTACGATCCCAACGTTAATCCTATCCATATCTATGCTCTCCGTCAGTGCCTAGCTCTTTACCAAAAGAACAAGGACCTGCCGTTAGGCGTCGACAAGGAACTGGTTGCGTTGCGTAAGTTTATCGACTCCGAAAAACAGTGTCGTGAAACGAATCAGAGGATTCGTGAGTCTAGCTTCGACACCTCCTTAGGTATCGACGTTGATTCTGTCATTCTGACAGCGCAACGGAAAATCAGCCAGATTCTTGGTCCTCTGCCCAAATTCGAGTCACTATCGCTGCGATTTGGACCTGGAGCTAACACCAACTGCCGTAAGAATACATCGGCACGCTGGAAGCTTAGTGCCCCACTAGTGTGTTCAAAGGAGATGCTTGGATCTGCGAGTGCAGTCTTAGCGCACGTTCCTTTGTTACGAAGGCTACATACTGTCCCTGGCTCCTTTGGACCAGAGCAGTGTAAGGTCGACGTTGCGGACGGACGCCTCTCTTTTGTGCCCAAGAATGCCAAGACGTACAGATCGATTATGGTTGAGCCATCTCTTAATACCCTTTTACAACAGGGGTACGGTAGTTACTTGAAAAAGCGACTACTGCGAGCTGGTATAAACCTATTCGATCAGTCTGTAAACCAGAAGCTCGCCCGTGAGGGCTCGGTTCTCTGGGAGGCATCTAAGGAGCGATCCTTGATGACTCTGGACTTGTCGTCGGCATCAGATTGCGTCTCGTACGAGCTCGTATGGACGCTCCTCCCTTTCGAATGGGCGGAGGCGTTATCGAGCTGTCGAACGGGGACAGCTACTTACCGTGACCCAGAGGGACGTGACTACTCTTTTCGGCTACAGAAGTTCTCTTCAATGGGAAATTCTTACACCTTTGAGTTGGAGTCACTGCTCTTCTTTGGGATTACGTGGGCTGTTTGCAATCTGTTAGGCCTCCCCTGCGATCAGCTTTCGGTGTATGGTGATGATATCATCGCACCGGCAGCTGCGCGAACAAAACTCCAAGCCGTTCTTCAGGAGTTAGGCTTCACGGTTAACACCGAGAAGTCCTACTCTGACGGACCGTTTCGCGAGTCTTGTGGGAAGGACTACTTCAAGGGTTTTGACATCCGCCCATTTTACCTAAAAGGTAATTGGCGCGCCTCCGACCTGTGCGCTTTCCATAACTTCCTTAAAAGGACGGGATGGGAGCACATTTTCGATTCGACTGTGAAAGACCTCCGAAGCCTTATTCCAGAGGGTCTCCGTAAGGAGGGCCCAGACGGATATGGCGATGGACACCTAGTTAGCGATAACTGGGTGGCGCGTCCTCACAATCGTAGCCGTGGTTGGAGTGGGTTTCTCTTCTCAACTTGGGTCAATAAGACCAAGCGTATCCGCAAGCCCGTGGCTGGCGATGCGATCCTCCCATTCTACTCGATTTACATCGGGGCGACTGGGGATCACTTCACTGTCCGTGGGTCCGTGGGCGAGAAGGCGATTGATGTTTACACATTAGCCCGGTAAACTAC